GCGGTGTTGAATGTGTTGATCAAGTCTTGGTCAAGTGCAGCCTGACGGTACAGCACAAAATTCTGTGGATTCGGTAACTTCAGCTTGAACAGGTTGGAATCAACGTGGATCTTAGAAACCTCTAGATAATGCTTGAACTGACGGTCAAATACCTTTTCAATCTTGTTCTGTAAACGCTTAATGAAGTTTGCAAATCGCATTTCTTCAATGTAAGCAATACCGACCTTGCCATCGTTGAACTGTGCACCGCTAGCATCTTGGCCCTTCATGTACGAAGTCGGAACACGTAGGCCGCGGAACACGCGATCTTGGAAATAGTTCAAGTCTGTGATTTCGCCTAGCTGTTCACCGCCAGGAAGGGTTTCGACACGTGAACCTCGACCATTTGCTGTCGAAGCAAAGAAGTAGTCCTCAGCCATCGACATAGGGTTGTAAACCGAGTCGATTGAATCTTGGCCATCACGGCTGTTTGGAATACGTTTTTGACGAACTTCGTTCTTCACACCTTCCAAGTATTGCTTAACTTTGTGAGGAGGCATATTACCGGTGTCGATATAGAACACGCGGCGTTCTGGAGCGCGGACCACTCGATAGATAACGACAGAGTCTTCAAGCAAGTTTAGCTGTTTAAATGCTTTGACGACTGGCTGGAGAACTGATTCGCCGAATGGTACTGCTTCGCCCATGTCATCAGACAGTGTGAAGTGGATGATACCTTCTTTAGGAATGATTTCGACCTCTTGGTATTGACCTTTCTTAGCATTGTTCTTACGAAGATGGTACGCAACAATTTCGCCTTCTCGATCAATCTCAATACCGAGTACATCAGAAGGGTCTATGAATTGCCATTTCTTGTGGTCTGAATGTTTATGGAAGAAACAATCACCAAACTTTACAGTGTAGCGAGCAATACGGAAGATTCTGTTATCCAAGTCTTGGATATCCGACCAGTGACGTAGTGCAGCCTTCACAGTCATAACAATCGATTCTTTAACTTCAAGATTGTCGTCGTTCTGGTAGTGGATGTCAAATGGTAGTTCGGTCTTTTCGTTCTTAGATGAGATTTCTTCTGCGATAGTGTCTAGTGCACGGGCCACGTCAACATCAACGTCCATTGCGTTGTATTGCGTATAGCGTTGCATACGCGAACCGGCGCCACGCATAACTTGCGTGTACCAACTGAAATTCGAGATAGCGGTTCCGCCACCAGAAGCATCATAGAAGTCACGGGCTACGTAGTTATCCTTTGCAGCTTGTGGCTTAATGATCTTGTAAATTTGTGTCCACTGTCCCATATAGTTATCTCCTATGCTTTTGATTTATTTATTGGTTTATTTTTCGATCGATTTTCGATCAAATTATGGTATTCAAGAAATCATTATAGTTTGGAGCCCAACTAGCAGTCGATTTAGAAGGAGCAGTGCGACCATTCATTCCCTGCAAAGTCTTGGTAATAGAAGAATCAGCAACGGCAATCTTCAAACCCTTATCGGTCAAGTCAACTAGAGTAGTCATTTTGTCTAGAATGCTAGACAACAGTGCTTCCTCTGGTGAGGCTTGTTTTTTAGCTTGTTCGTCGGTTTTTGGTGAACCATCAGGATTTGTTCCAGTCTGTTGGGCCGCCGCCTGCTGTGCTGGGTTTGTTACTGAAGGTTGCACAGTTACATCCTTAGCTTTCACACCCTGTGCAGCAAGTTCACTATCAGTCAAATTCTGACCTAAGCTAGTCTTAAAACCAATTTGTTCTTCTGGACTGTACTCGGTGCCTTGAACCTTAGAAGCATTTCCGTCGGCATCAGTGGCAGTAGTAGTTCCATTTGGATTAGATTTAGCGTCACGAACCTTCTTCGCCTCGACTCTCTTAGCATGATCTTTCTTCTCATCGTCACTACGGTAGCTGTCAAAACTGGTGGGAGATTCTGCGAAGCGTGTCATACTGTCGACCGTCGATGTGACAAAATTTGGAACGGCCCAACTAGGCAGTTTATCGATGACCGTCTTTATGACATCGGTACCGATCTTCGCCACACCTTTCATAAGCGCAGTGCCCATGAATTCGAGGGCCACAGCCATTTGGTTGAGGATCGTTTGAACGAAACCACCGCCTCCACCTTGACCAGTAAAGAGGCTTACCCAATTGTCAACGCTGAATACGCTCGTGAAAGCATCACCAAGAGCTCCAATTAGCCATTTGAATCCACTCCAGATTGCAGGGAAGATCTTGTTGACTGTAGTCTCCATCGCGTCATCCATCATGTCAGTGATGGTAGCAATACCGTTGGTAGCAACGTCATTCAATAGGCGAGCGGTGTCAGCACCAGGGATCAAACCGAAGGTGAGTGTCTCAAGAGCACCGCCAATACCAGCAGAAACTTTCTGTGAAGTGGTTAGAGCTTGCTTAGTAGTATCAACACCAAACCATTCAGCTGCTTTACCAACGCCATCCATCGCACCAGAAACAGCATCAAAGGCAACTACTGCTTCACCGATGAATGGAACAGCTTTGAGGCCTAGTTTAGCGATGCCGACAAAACCTCTACCAAGCATACCCAATCCGCCTTTAGTCGCCCTAAAAATACCTTTGACAATGCCAATAGGATTCTTGATAGCTTCAAGTGCGCCTTTACCAAAGCCAGACAGTTTGCTACCTGCGCTTTCGACCATATCTAGAGCCCCATGCCCTAGACGTGAAGCACCACTAGAGATTGCTCCTTTAGCATTCGTGAAGCCTTGTTTGGCTAAGACCTTGGTGTTGTGGGCTATGACACCTGGAGTGTCTGCAATATATTGAGCGACATTACCGAGCATGCCAGGAGTTGCCCTAATGGCACCAGTGACCTTTCCCGGGATCATTTTGGTAGCGGCCCATCCTCGAGATGCTGCATCCCTGCCGCCATTTAGGAGACCCTTAATACGACCGCCAACTGTGGGAGCTAATGGCGATGGAGCTAGAGGCCCAACGAAGCGTTCAGATACCATCTGACGGTTTCTTGCAAGTGCCTCCTTCAAACGGTCAGAACCAATGCTGCGGTTATTGAGTGCGTTGCGTCCAGCAGCTGTTTGGCCAAGACGAACATCAGCTTTGTCAAGTATTCTGCCTTGGATCCCATTCTCAGCATCCACAAGGTTCTGCATGCCAGTCTTAGGAGACTTCGGATGGTTGACGATGTAGACTGGGATAGGTTTGTTCGCGTCGAAGAAGCTTTTGGTGATGCTATGTTCCGGTTGTACAGAAGCCTCGGCATGTTTAGCTATGTACTCTTCCATCGAAACCATATTCTTCTTACCGGACACAAATTCCTTAGCCTTGGAGAATAAGCCTTTACCAAATGTGGCAGTCAACAAAGCCAAGATGCCTAGAGTACCAACCGCAATTTTAACCAATGGGCTTTCAAGAGCTTGCTTTGTGGATTCGATGTTAGCAGAAACTTCAGCCGTGGATTTGGAAACCTTCGATAGTTCCTTGGCCTGTGCAACTTCACTAGGAGAGAGTTGTTTGTTTTCGCCATTATTTAGGTCTGTAGCAATACCCATATATTCATCGCCTGCTAAGCCGCGAATAGCGTCGGCTTGGAGGCCTTTGGGAATATTCTCAGGATCAATTTCAAGTTCGCTAACGGCACCACCAAGACTTTTCAGAAATTGCGCCTCACTAGCTTTATCTTCCTTAGTTTTGTTCTTACCTTTGCGTTGTAGCCTTGCCATTTCGGCGCCTTCAGCACTCATACCAGCCAAAGAGAATGCAGCTTGCAAATCCATAGCTTTGTTTAAACGATCGCCGGTCTTCATGGCTGCCATGCTTTGGAAAGTCTGAATAGCCTTTTGGGCCGCATCATTGGTCATACCCATAGTCACCAACTGGACACGCTCAGCATTGATTGTTGCAAGCATATTCGCACGTTGCTGATTAGACATACCAAGCATGAGTTTTTGTGAGTCAGCATTTTGGAGGATCGACTTTGTTTGTGCTGCTAGTTCTTCTATCGATTGGCCCGTAATAGCAGATAACGTAGAGAAACTATCGATCTGATTTTGAACTGAATTATTCAGTGATTCGCCGTCTTTGGCATTCACGCCAGAAACTATAGCTAGATCATTAAGAGCCGCTCGAGTGCGTGCAGCCTCTTCAGGCATAAGACCGAACTGCATCAACTGTAATTTGGTTTGTTGCAATGATTTAGTGAAGTCGTCAAAGCCCATCTGAGCGATTTGGTCGCGATTGTCTTTGGCAATCTTAGTAAGTGCCTCAAGTGAAATACCTAAGCTGATCGCAGACTTTGAGGACTTGATGAATACACCACCGAATCCAGCGGATGCGGTATTCCAGTATTGAGCATATGCTTGTTTTGCACCCTCTACGACCAGTTCAAGCGAACCGCTAAGGGTCGCAACTTGACCTAGGAATCGGCCGCCAATAGCATCCATTGCTGCGCCAAAGCCCATTTTAAGGGCACCAGTTGCTTTGTTCATTTCAGTGAACTGGACTTTAGTGTCTAGAATCGACTTACGAACGTCTTTAGCATTCTTCGCTTCGGAGTCAAGACGGGCCGCGGCCGCAGCATAATCCTTCTTGTCAATAAGGTCACGAATCTCTTGCGAGAGGTCCATCGACTTGTTCAGCTTGGTCATCACTTGACGAAGCTTGTCAGAGTCTTTGATGTTAGATAGAGTCTGTGATTCAGATTCTTTAAGGGCCTGATTGTAGTCGGCTAGGTATTCACCGGTTTGGTCGAGGACCTTTTCAAAGTCGCAAAGCGACTTTGCTTGGTTAGACATTGCCGCACCAAGGAACGAATGCTTCTTGATGTTCTTTTGAAGGGCTTCTTCGAAGTCTTCGAGCGCGTCGGTGCTTAGTTTCTCGTGGGTAGCCAGTGACTTGAATATGGAATTCTGTGCACCATATGCTTTGCGCACGATATCGGTATAGTCATCTTGGGCTCTGTTGGCCTTATCCAAAGATTTTTGAACGTCTTGAATAGTGTTCTGGAAAGCCTTGATGTCTTTGTTGGCGTCCTTGATGGTGAACTCTGGGAGCTTTGAATTTGGCGATACGCCGGCTCGGCCTGATTTTGAGCCAATAGAACCACTCCCAAATTGGGAAGCAAGGTCCTGAATACTGTTAGACAACATACTGATTTGCTTAGAAATATCGCCGCTATTGCCTGCTGAACTCTTTACGGTCATTATCAATACCTTTAATGCGCATTATTAAGTATTTATCAAGAGAGGTCAGGCGAGAAAACCGCACGATCTTTAGTCATGTATTAGCTCATCGGATTTTTTGGCTTGGCTCTCTTGATAAATACTCACATGGCAAACATCAAATCATCGGCTCAGCAACAGACGTCAGTCGAGAACCTAGTCTTCGATCCGGCCAAAATGTCG